CTCATATCTTTTGAGCAAGAAGTCCTTTTCTTCTTCCATTATTCACCTTTCCCCGTATTCGCCTTTCCCCGCTCCGGCGGGGTTTTCTTTTGCTTCAAGACGTTCTCTGTATTCTTCCATCATTTCTTTATACGCCCGCAATCTGCCTTCAAGAATAAACTTTTCTTCGGCCTTTTTTTCGAGCTCTTGCCGTAGCCTTCTGATCTCTTCCGTCTTCTCTGCAAGGTCTTGAGAAAAATCGGCGTCTACATCTTCAGGAAAAACAACGCGGGCACCAAGCATCTCTAGAACAGTCGCAAGTTTTGCTAGCGTTCCTTCTTCTCCTCTGTCTCCTTTAACCCATCTATATACTGACATTTTCCCCATTCCAGCGTCAGTAGATAGCTTGTACAGACTCCCATATCTTAACGCTCCGCGTTCCAGACCTGCCAAAATGTGTTCATATAGTGTCTCTTTCATAAAAAAACCATACCATATGGAATAGCTAAAAATTATTCCATACAGAATTGATCTTGCCAGACTTGTATTCCGTATGGTATCCTTCGAAATATGAAAACACCCATTGTTCAAGAAATAGAAAGTTTTTTTGCTCGGTATCCTAATTGTTCTGCTAGCAAGTTAGCGCGAGTGGCTGGTGTGAGTCAGCCAGTAGTAAGCCGTGCACTAACGGGAGGGCGTCGCGATATGATGTCTGAAAGTGCCGACAAGCTCCGAGCCGCCATGCGTCGCCTTGAGTGCGAACTTAGGCCCACAGCCACGGTTGAAACTCCCAACGAACAAGAAGAGGTCCTTCATGTTTGACGTGCTCATTGCTCTCGGCATCGTTGTCGTCGTGGCCTTCATCTTTTCCCCGGCGCGCTAGACCCTCAGCGCATCGCCGGGCCACAGCCTCGGGCGTCGGGTACTCCGCGACGCGGTATGCCCTCCAGCGGATGACGCCACAGGATAGGATGCGGACGCGCCACACGGGGCCGCTCCGGGTGATGAGCAGGTGAATGGCAGGGGATGACATGAGGCAAGTCTAACTCAACCCCCATTCACGTCATGATGGAAATTTTCAGAGGTTTTCAAGATGCCCGACTACAAGAACATGAGCGCGAAAGAAGCTCTCAGAGAAGCCAAAGACGCCAGCGGCATGACCGCCGAAGAGATCGCGCGCGGGCTTGGCATCTCGGCTTCACACATGCGGCGGTATCTCGATGCGGGGGACAGCTATTTTCCGAGCCTCAGCACGATCCCGGCGCTATGCACAGTGATGCGGAATACGATCTTGCTCCAGTGGCTTGAAGCCCAAACCGCTCCAGAAGCGCCTATTCCCGTTTCCCCGGCGGAAAGCAGAGCCGATGTGCTCACGTCCGTGGCCTCGGCGGGCGCAGCCCTCGGAACGGTGCAGGGAATGCTTTCCGGGGTGAAGATCATCCATCCGGCGAACGCCCGCGAAATCCGGTCGGCGCTCGGGGACGTGATCACGGCCTGCCGCCGGGTGCAAGTACAGCTTCAACCCGTAGCGTCCGCCCGCGACCGTGCGGAATGCCTTGCTTGTGAGCATCCTGAGCCGAAAAGATCATGGTGGAAAAAGATCAGGGGAGGAAGATGATGCCTATTTTGATCTGCCAACAGTGCGGTCAGATGTTTGAGGTGAAACGGTACTTTGCCGAAACCGCAAAGTACTGCTCAAAAGAGTGCAAGGATAAGGCCGCACAGACGCGAGGGCCTCAAAAGTGCAAGTGCTGCGGAAAAGAATTTCCAGCGAAAGGGAATGCAGCTTTTTGCGACAAGGCTTGTGGGTATGCTTTCAGAGCCGGGGTGAGCCGCGAAGAATGGCTTGAAGCTCATCCACAGAGCAATCAGTCAACACTTTTCAAGCGTAAGTGCCATGACTGCGGGAAGCCCACAAACAATTACAGGTGTTCAGCTTGTTGGGAAAAGCTCCGCAGCGAATCTGAAACGGGTGGTATCCCGGAATACCAAGTTATGGGGCAGGCATGGGTATAATAGGCCCGTGCCGCTTGGGTCGGCTTCACCGTGATGGGAGGCGCGTCCTGTGCTCCGCGGACTGGTCGAAAGAGTACGGAGTCCCGGCGTGGACGTCTCGAAACGGGTTCGTCAAAGACGTGAACTTCTGCCGCCTGTACTGCGAGAAGAGGCCGGACATGTTTGAAGTGAAACTTGAAGGGGGGAAGGAAAATGGAAAGGCTTACACCGCTCCGGGCAATTCGTGAAAAGTGCCTTATGTGCAAGAAAACCACGGACAAGGTTATGAGGTGCAAAGAGACAGAATGCCCGCTACATGAGTTTAGATTCGGAAAGAACCCTGCAAAAGCTCATCCTTGCGACAAGACATACTAGCCAAAAGAAAAGGCCCGATGCGGGAACACCGGGCCAAACACCAAAACAATCTCTATGGAAACATTATGATGGAAACACAGGAAAAAGTCAACAGTTTCATACTCTATATAGAACAGTGGCCAGCAATTTCCTTGCTGAATGATGTTCAGCGTTCAACCCTCATGCAAGCGATCTTCGCACTGCATGGTGCATGTCAGATGCCTGAGCTTGATGACATGACCAAGGCTATTTTTCTTCTCATGAAGCCACGGTTTGAAGAGAACCGGGATCGGTATGCGACGAAGTGTGAAGCAAACCGGGAAAACGGGAAAAAGGGTGGCCGTCCACGCAAAAACAAAAACCAAACGGTTAATTATGAAAACCCAAAAACCGAACGGTTTTTAGACGAAAACCCAAAAACCCTTACTGACTCTTATACTGACTCTGATTCTGATCCTGATTTTAAAACACCCCCACCCCTCACAGAGGGGCAGGGTGGGGGTGAGTCCACTTTCGCTCACGGGGAAGAAAAGCCCACACCTCGAGAACTCGGAACGAACCCACAGGCGCAAGGGACCAATCCCCGGCTAACTGGCGATAACCCCCGCGCTCAGGGAACAAACCCCCGGGCGCAGGTCGAAACGTCATACCCGGACATGGCCTTTGTCCAGTTTATCGATGCCTACGCGCCGGAAAAGAGGGATGAGGGCGCGGCTTGGCAAGCATGGCTTACGCTCTCACGGGCAAAACAGCTTCCGGGGCTCCCCAAGCTGCTTGATGCTGTCACGGCATGGGAAAACTCTGAGCAGTGGCAGAAAGACAACGGCCAGTACATCCCGCTGGCATCCAACTTTCTCAGCAAGCGGCGATTTCTCGATACGCCTCCTCAGCGCGCGGCTCCTGCTGACGAGTTTGATCCTGAGCGCTTTGCCAAGGCCGCTGAGCAATGGAAAAACAGGTACAAAACGACAGGGGGTGCATGATGAACGGAGATACTTTTTTTGGCATGATGAGAAATATTTACGCTGTCTTCAACAAGCCTGTCCCTTCCGATTCTTCGCCGTTCGTCATGTCGGTCTGGGAAAGAGTTAATCATGTCCCGGATGAAGCTGTCCCGTACATCGTGAACCAGATCGCGGACGAGGAGAGAATGCCTCAAAACGTGGGTCGGGCGATACTCCGGGCATGGGAAAGCTGGCAGACGAACAACCCTGGGCGCATGGTGCATATCCACTGCGACGTGTGCGGAGGCGATGGTTTTTTCTGGTGCTGGAAGCAAGACGAGAAGACGGGGAAGTATCAGCACTTTTTGTCTCCCTGCCCGGCGTGTCGGAAAGCTGACTATCCTCTGCCTTCGATGCGTGAGCTGCGTGAGCGCGGCGTCGTCGTGATGCCTGTCGGCTATGCAGGGGGCCCGGTACAGTTTGACCGGGATTCTGAGCTTGGGGCCCTATGGCCTGTGGGTACACCAGAGGGATGCGGAAAGAGATTCCTTTCCGCTACGGAAGGGGAAGGAAAAAGGGACATGCGCCTTGATCCGCTCCGCCTCCGGGCCATGAGCGAGGCTGAACGGGCTGATGTGGTGGGGGCCCGGTATGCGTAGAGCTGCGCGCGTGGACGACAACCAAGTCCAGATCGTGGACGCCCTCCGGCGTGTTGGGTGCTCTGTCTGGTCACTCGCCGGGGTCGGCAAAGGCTTCCCGGATCTCGCCGTGGGATTCCGGGGCCGCAATCTCTTTCTCGAAGTCAAAGACGGATCCAAGCCGCCGTGCAAGCGACGCCTGACGCCGGACGAGGAAGCCTTTCACGCTTCTTGGCGCGGGCATGTCGCCGTGGTCGAAAGCGTCGAGGACGCTCTGAAAATTGTGGGGGTGATGTGATGAAAAAAGAGCTTCGTGGGTGGAAGGCGATTAAAGACCACCTGATCATGTGCCGGGAAACAATCATCAAGTACGATTTTCCTGTTTATTCTGCTCGACGGCATGGCGCTGTGTGGGCTTACGCAGAAGAGCTAGATCTTCACAAGGCAAATCTTGAAAAAAAGTTTTCAGGAGTCGCACAAAACTGCACAGAATTGCACAAAACTGCACAAAATTGCACATTTTCTTAGTACATTATATCGAAAAATATGTTACGCTCCCGGCAAAAGTCAGGAGCGTTTTTTTATGGCAGTTCTTTCCCTTCGTTATTTCTCACCCGATGAGTTCCGATGCAAGGACGGATGCGGGGCGGGGATCGAGCATATGGATCCTGAAGTTCTCCGTATGCTCGACGAGGCCCGCAAGTTGGCTGGTATCCCGTTCTCCCTTTCTTCCGCCTACCGCTGCCCCAAGCACAACAAGGCGGTCGGCGGTGTTGCCGATTCCGCCCATACGCGGGGCTATGCCGTGGACATCCGCTGTACGGATTCTCACTCCCGTTTCGTCATGTTGCAGGCCCTGCTTGAGGCCGGATTCCGGCGCATTGAGCTGGCTCCGACATGGATCCATGTGGACAACGACCCGGACAAGCCGCGTGACGTGGCGTTCTACCAGCAGGGAGGCAAGTACTGATGGATCTTTCCATTCTCGTGGATTTTCTGAGTTCCCAGACGGGCACGTGGGCGCTCGTTATAGCTGCGCTCGGGGGCCTCTGCGCTTTGGCTTCTACATTCATGCCCGTACCAGGTGAGCAGTCCGGAAAGGTCTACAAGGCTGTCTACACTGTTGTGAACTGGATCGGCTGCAACTTCGGCAAGGCGACGAACGCCGACGACGCCGCGAAGAAAAAGGCGTGAGCGTGTCCCGTGTCGTTGAAGTCCTCACCCTCGCCCTCTCGCTCGGCTACCGCTGGCTTGAAAAGCTGGATGCGGATCGGGCTCAGGCTTTCCGCGATTCTTTGCGTGATGACCCTCTGCGCGTGCTCATGCAGCAGACCGGGGGCAAGACTTCCGATCCCGTCCACGCCCACTCTGACAAGTCAGAAAATCGTGGTGCTGGACGGGGTGAGGGGTTGGTGGATCGATGAAAGGGACGCGGCAACGCTGGCCCAATGGATCTACGATGTGACTGGAGAAGGTGGGCGATGAGTAATGATATCCAGTTCCTCAACATCATGTTGTCGGTAATCACTGGACTTTTGACCCTCATGGGAACTTCTTTTGGGTGGTGGTTGGCTCGTCTCTCAAAGAAAATTGATGAGCTCATGCAGCATCGTCAGGGGTGTATCATGCAGTTTGCTGATAGAGCCGGCAATTCAGACGATCATCGTAGGATTTGGGTCAAGCTTGATGATCAGGAACGGCGGCTAACTACTTTGGAAGCCGTGCGTAAGGTATAACTAGGATCCGAGAGTCACGCGGCGACGTTCCCCCCGGTCGCCTATCGCCCGCTGCAGCGGGGTACAGGATAAACGGTCGCCTTCGAAAAGGGCTATGCATATCGACGCCGGAGCATAGCCGCCCTTCACGGGGAATCGGGCGGTGTAGCATGGCAGGGCCGATATATCGCGTGATGTACTGCAATGAAATTCTCCTTCGGGGGGTCAATTTTTTGGAGTTGTGAGCATGGCGTCAAGATTCGATTGGGAAACCATCCGGGCAGAGTACGAAACCGGGGCTACACAGTCTGAACTCTCTCGAAAGCACGGGTGCAGCCGTACCGCGATTCAGAAAAGGATCGAGCGTGAAGGATGGGTTCAAGACGTCTCTGACGCCATTGACCGCCTTGCGCAAGCAAAGGTTGCGGGAGTGGTTGCGGGTTGCAACCCTGAAAAAAAGGCAGCTGCCGTTGAAGCCGCCGCCGATAGGAAAGCCTCAGTAATTCAGGGGCACAGGGATGCTTGGCCTGACATTAAAGAACTGAATCGACGTGCCATTGCCGAAAACAATTTTGATCTTGCCAAGCTTGCCAAGATTTCTGCTGAGACTGAACGGCTTATCCAAGACGGTGAGCGCAAGGCGTGGGGTATCGCTGACAAGGTGGAAGGAGAGCTCCCGGGCGTAGCTGCAGCAGTGCAGTCGGTGAGTGCCGAAATCGCGGGCATGTTGGCAAAAGTAAAGGCGGCACAGGAATGACACGGGAAGAAGCGATCGAGGGATATAAAGCTGCCAAGTCTGCGGATGACCTGCGGGCTCTTTGCGCCGGGGATCTCTTCTTCCTGCTCGTTTACGGGATGAAGCGCGAAGACATGAATCGGGACTGGCTCTATGAGCGGTGCCGGGAAGTACAGCGGGAACCGGACGGGCATCTCGATCTGTGGGCTCGTGAGCACTACAAGAGCACAATCATAACTGTCGGGCTGACGATCCAGAACATCCTGAACGATCCTGAACTCACAGTCGGAATCTTTAGTCACACGCGGCCCATCGCAAAAGCATTCCTGCGTCAGATCAAACGCGAGTTCGAGACGAACCGACTTTTGCAAGAGCTTTTCCCGCATATCTGCCCGCCAGCCAAGGGCGAGACGCGTACATGGTCTGAAGATGGCGGCATTGTCGTCCGCCGCTCGACGAATCCGAAAGAGAACACAATTGAAGCTTGGGGATTGGTCGACGGCCAGCCCACGGGCAAGCATTTCTCCGTGCTCGTCTATGACGATGTCGTGACCCTTGAATCAGTGTCCACGCCTGAGCAGATTAAGAAGACGACTGATGCATGGCGGCTGTCTCTCAACCTTGGCGCGCATGGCGGAAGGCGGCGCATGATCGGGACGCGCTACCACGCGAACGACACCTACGCTGAACTGATAAAGCAGAAAAGCGTCAAGGTGCGCCTCCATCCGGCTACCGATGACGGGACATTTGAAGGCAATCCCGTGCTTCTTTCTCTCCAAAGGCTCAAAGATAACCGCCGGGACATGGGGCCCTTCGTCTTCGCCTGTCAGATGCTCCAGAACCCGATGGCGGACAAGGCTGACGGCTTCCGTCCTGAATGGCTACGCTACTGGCAAGTACGCCGTGAGTTCTGGGAACCGATGAACCGCGTAATTTTCGTCGACCCTGCCGGAAGCAAGAAGAAGGGTAGCGACTACTCCGTGTTCTGTGTCGTGGGCTGGAATGTGGACCGGAACATCTACCTCATACACGGCGAGCGTGTCCGGGCGAACTTGACTGAGCGGGCCGCAACGCTGTTCCGGCTGGTGCGCGAGTACAACCCCATTTTCGTCGGGTACGAGCGTTATGGGATGCAAGCGGACATTGAGCATATCAACAACGAAATGGCACGCGTCAACTACTTCTTCTCGATCCGGGAAATGGGCGGTCAGACGCCGAAAGCCGACCGTATCCGACGGTTGATTCCGTGGTTCGAGCAAGGGCGGCTCTTCCTTCCCGTGGAGTCCTCTTTCAGGGACACGGAAGGGGCGATCCGCAACTTCACATCTGAATTCGTGAGCGAAGAGTACGAGACGTTCCCCGTATGTGCGCATGACGACATGCTGGACTGTCTGGCGCGTCTTGCGGAGCCTGATCTTGGCGTGGGTTTCCCGGAAGCCGTGGACGGCATGAGCGCCGTAGAGCGTGAGCTTGCCCGCATCACTGAACACGACCGACGCGACGACAACGGCCTTTTGTACGGATGGAGAGGGTGATGGCATACCGTTTCAGCATAGCCGATACCCCGGAGCTTCGCCGTATGCCGTGGGAGAAAATGGAGGCGGAAGGGCTCACGCGGGCGATCATTTGGAACCGTTTGCGCCCGACGCTGCTTGACTGGCTAGAGCTTGTATCCCCTTCAACGACGCTCATGGGCTTGGCGTTCGACGATGAGAAGGGCGGAGAGTTGGCGGGGGCCCTGTGGGTTGTTCCCTCCGGGCTGTGCGGGACGGTGCATTTCGTCATTTTCAATGAGTGGCGTGCCGACAAGGTGCGCCTTGGGCGCGAGGCTGTGCGCTGGATTTTTGAGACGTGGACGCTTGAAGCCCTGCTTGCGGCGTTCCCGGCTGGCTATCGGCACCTGTGGGCGTTCATGGAGGCGCTTGGATTCACGCCGTGGCCTGAGCGTCTGCCGAAAGCCTGCCTCATGCCCACGCATGGCAATCCGAAACGCTGCAAAGACATGGCGCTGGCTCTCCTGCGTCGTGATGAAGTGAGGTAACTATGGGCGGTGTAGTCAGTGGACTCTTTGGCGGCGGAAAGTCTTCTCCGTCTGTCGTCACATACGAGGCTGAACAGGCCCCGCGTGAGTCTGAACAAGAGGCCGTGGCCTCCGGTGTACGGGATGAAGAGCGGCGCAAGCTGCGGCAACGGCGGCTTATGGGCGGTACCATGCTTTCTTCCCCGCTCGGGCAATCTGGTGCCGTCTCAAGCACAGGTTCAAGCCTGCTCGGAAGGATAGGATAGTATGGCCGTCGACATGAAGGAACTCAAGGCTCTCGTCTCGCACCTTGAGGGGCTGCGGGAAAAGCGCCTAGTGCAACAGCTTGAAATTGGCAAGCTGATCCTTCCCTCTCGCGGTCTGTTCAAAGGCGAAGAAACGGAAAGCTTGCGCGACGCCAACCTCTTGAATCCCGCAGCGCAAAGGGCTCTCCGCAAGGCCGCAGCAGGGATGACGCAGGCCATTACCCCCGCATCCAATCCGTGGTTCCGCCATGCGTTTCTTTCACGCGACGACAGGGAAGTTACCTACGCCAACGAATACGTCGATTCCGTGGATTCCCGTATTCGCTCCGTGCTGTCAGCCGGGGGATTCTATCAGGGCATCCATGCTTTCAACAAAGAGCTGTTGGGGTTCGGATGCGCTTTGTTTTACTGCGAATCATCCCCGCGAACCGTGGCGCATTTCTCCTGTCAGACCTGCGGCACCTATGCCGTGGCGCTGGATGCAGACAGGATGTTGTCGTGCGTCGTGCGTCGTCTGAGGATGACTCCCACAGAAATGAAAGAGCGCTTTGGGGAAGACAAGATTTCGTCTGTAACGCGGGAACTGCTCAAGACAAAACCGTATGGGCCAGTTGAGGTCGTGCATGTCGTGCGGAAGCGTGAGGACGGGGATGTACGCAAGAAAGATGCCCGGAATATGCCTTTTGCCTCGTATTGGTACGAGGAAAACGGGGAAGGGCTGCTCACTGAAAGCGGGTTCCGCTCCATGCCGTTTTTTTTCACGACATGGGAAGATGCACGGGGCATTTACGGAACCGGGCCCGGTGACGATGCGCTGGCCGATCAGAAAGGCATTGAAGCGTGGGAACGGCGCAAGGCCGTAGGCATCGAGAAGATGATCGATCCTCCGCTGCTGGCCCCCGGCACGTTGAAGCGGCATGTACGGGCCGCGCCGGGTGAAACGGTGTCTGATACGGCTTTCGGGCAGAGTAACGGCCTCCGGCCTCTTTATGAGGTCAATTTCGGTACGGCCGTTCAGTATGTGCAGGAAGAGATCAACCAGATCTCCATGCGGCTTGAAGACGTGATGATGGCGAACATCTTTGCCAACATGTCTTTGGAGACGCGTCCGGCAGGTATGACGATGACCGAGTACATGGATCGCCGTCGCCGTTCCGCTGAACTTATGGGCCCCACGGTTTCAAGCTATGAGCCGCGTGTGCTCAATCCGCTGATCGAGCGAGTCTACATGCTGCTTGATGAGGCCGGGCTCCTTCCTCCCCCTCCTGACGGACTTTCCGAATGGGCGACGCTCGACGTGTCGTATCAGTCGCCTATGGCGCAGATGCTTGAGCAGTCTGGCGCCGTGGCCACGGCACAGTTCATGGAGCAGATTGATCCGCTCATTCAGATTTCACCTGACATTATGGACAAGATTGACGTTGACCAGATGATTGACGAGCTCGCGCAGCGCATGGGCGTTCCGGCCTCGATCATCAGGTCTGACGAAACCGTTGCGTCAATCAGGCAACAGCGGGCGGAAGCGCAGGCGGCGCAACAGGCGCAGGCCGCCGCAATGATGGAAGCTGAACAGGCGGCGAAACTTGGAAACGTCAAGACACAAGGGACGGTAGCCGGGGCTGTCTTGGGTGCTGAACAGGGGGCCGTGCAGTGACAATGCAGACGCGGGAAGAGGCGGAAGCCGAACGGATGGCACAGGATGAGCAGGAGCGCCGGGACTGGTTCGAGATGATGCAGAGTGAGGCCGCGTTTCGGGTGTTCCTCGGGCTGCTTGATGAAATGGGCGCGAATCGGTTGATGGTGACGCCTGAAGATATGCGTATGCGGAATCAGGCGGATCAAATTCTCGACCGGATCGCAAAAGCAAATCCCAATGTCTACGTCCGGTTGATGTTGACATTGAAAAATATTTAGGAGGTTTACAGATGGATGATCCTATCGTTGGCGGACAGGAACAAGTTCAAGAACCTACGGGCGTGGTCGATGCGCCTTCCGACAATGGCGGCTCGGCTTCGGAAGCTCCGGCCAGTACTCCGGCTGGTACGCAGGAAACTGTGCAGCCTTCCGATTGGCGAGCCAGCCTGCCGGAAGGATGGGCGGACAAGCTGAAAGACGTCGAAAGCGCCGATGACGCAATGAAGGCGCTTGAGCGCGGCCTTGGCTACAAGCCCGCAGAAAAAGCCGAAGACATCACGCTCAAGTACCCCGAAAGTTTCAAAGGGAAAGTCGACGAGGGCGTTGAGGCTGGTTTCCGTGACTTCTGCGTCAAACAGGGCATCACGCCGGGGCAGGCTCAGGCTTTGCTCGACTGGCAACTCGGCGCGGACAAGGAAATCAGGGACAAGCTCATCGAAGATGGGACGAATACGTTGCGCGAAACGTGGGGCAATCGGTTCGATGAAAATCGCGGCGCTGCCCTGAAAGCGTTCACGGCGCTGGATCGGCGTATGGGCGGGGAATTGTCCGGCACCGTATCCGGGCACGGCATGGCGAACGATCCGGTTTTCGTCCGGGCGTTCTATGAAATCGGAAAGTTGCTTTCCGAGGATACGCTTTCCGGAGGAAGCGGTGCTACCGCCTCCGATACGGCTGAAAGCGCGAAAGACACATACAAGGACATGTTCAAGGGGTAAGTTATGGCAGTGGCACAAACTCTTCATGAAATCGCACTCGACAAGGCAAAGAAGCGCCCGGAGCTGGTGGACTTCCTCACCGAAGAAGCTCCTATCCTCAAGATGCTGAAATGGATTCCGGCGACACACGGCCTCTGGAACGTGGAAGAAATTTTGGATTCCATCCAAGGCGCAAGCTTCACGGACTTGGGCGCTCCTCTTCCGTCCATGAAAGCGGAAACGCAGCTCCGGCAAACCTACGTCAATCTGCTCGGCGGAGAGGTGGAAGTCAGCAAGGATAAGGCTGCGCAATTCGGGGGGGCCGCAAATTATTTCGCCCGCCGTGAAAATGCCTTTTACAAACAGGCGGGCATGGATACGGAGCTGGCGATCTGGCGTGACTACTGGCGTAAGGCGGCGCTCAAGAACAAGTTGATCACCAAATGCGGCGCAACGGCGAATGCCTATACCATCCTGATTGTCCGTTTCGATCAGGAAAACAACATTGGCATTTATGACCCTACGCAATTCAATCAAGGACGTTTGCTCGATCCTGAACCGCTCAATGGTGGCGCTCTTTACCATTTGCGCAGTCAGCCCGGAGTATCCGGCTACGGCGTTGAGTACCGCGGGCGTTTCGGTTGGCAGTTGCTCAATCCGGCTCGTGCCGTTCACGCTATCGTCAATGTTGATTCCGCAAATCTGCCCACGCTGAGCCAGATCGAAGATGCCATTGCTTCCGTGCGTGGAACGGCGGCGAATACATACATCTTCGGGCACCACAAGATCGTGCAGAAGACATTCAGCGCCATCAAGCAGGCTGATATCATGTACGTCAACGGAGATAATAGCATTCAGACTATTATCGGTGCGATCAACGGCATTAAGATCATCGGCTCCTACAACCTGCCTGACGGCATTGAAACCGCCGTGGCGTAAGGAGGAAACATATGGCTTTTGAATTCGGTTCTGAAAATCGCTGGCATGACCAGTATTTCGGCAAAGACGTGACCATTCCTTCCACCACAAGCACGGTGTGTGACACGCCTCTGGCCGTGGGCCAGCATCACGGGGCGCTTGCCGTGACCATCGCCGCGAAAGGCGCTGTGAGCATTCCTTCCACGAAAAAGCTCACCGTGACGATTCAGGGTGCGGATACGGAAGACGGCTCTTTTGCTGACATCCCCGGGGCCCCCGAAATGAGCGTAAGCGGGGGAGCTAGCGCGGCAACCGCTTTTGCTGACGGCGACATCATCGGAAAGCTGGTGCTGCCGGATATGAAGCGGTACGCCAAAATCAAGTTGACGACTGACGGCGCGGCCACCGGAAAGGTCGACGTGTTCCTTTCGTATCTCGCCAGATAAGTGCAGGGGGCTCATGCCCCCCTCATCTCTTCATTCAGCCATTTCCGAGACAGCCATGATTACGAGAAAACAGACGGTCAAAAAATATACGGTCACTGCGGGAGTTCTTGAATACGGAGTTCCATTCCCTATTTACGAACAGAACGACGTTCTTGTGATTTGGTCTGTCGATCATGAGGGCAGAAAAGAGCACACTTTGAGTCTGGGACCAGACTACAGCGTGAGGCTCAATAGTGCGGGAAACGGCGGAATAGTGACGCTGGTTTCTGGACGCGTTCCTGTCGGCGCAACGTTGGCGGTCATCTCAAATATACCGGAAACACAAGAGCTGGATCTGTATCACACCGCAGAAGTCGATACCGAATCTTTGGAAGATGAACTTGATCGACAAGTTCAGATGATCCAGCAACTCAGTGACACGCTGGCGCGCTGCATAAAAGTCGGCGTGACCAGTGGCCTGACGCCTGAACAGCTTCTCGAAGCTATCTTTCATGCGCGGGATCAGGTCCTCGCCGGGCTTATCTTTGCGGGCAATACAACAGGGGCAACTATGATAGTTGCTGACGGGACGACTACGCCGCGCAGCATCTCTGATCGCTTTGCTAATATTATCAATGTTAAAGACTTTGGAGCGAAGGGCGACGGGGTGACGGATGATACGGAATCGATTCAAGCAGCAATTGATAGCATACGTTATTCAAAAGTTTCAAAATCAGTATATTTACCTTGCGGAAAATATTTTATTTCAAGAACAATCAATATACCTCAAAAAATATGTATATACGGTGATGGAATTACTACTGAAATCGTTGCAGACAGCAGTATAGTATATGCATTTAGTTCACAGGGGGAAATGGAGGGTATAGAATATAGATTGAATGAAAATGCTACTAGTTTTGATACAACATTGTCAACAAATATACCTGTAGCTGTTGGCGATGATGTTTTGCTTGTATCTCAAAGAAATGCATTGTCACCTGACGGGGGGAAAGACTGGCAATTGGGGGTTCCGACTAGCGGGTCGCACGCTACATACTATGCAGAAGTTATAAAGGTAGTTGAAAAAAATGATAATGGCTTCTCTTTCCAACCGCCATTAGTATTTCCTGATTATAATAAAGATAATAGTCAAGAAACAAATCAATATGCAAGAAATGGATCAACTGTAGAAAAAATTTATTTTAATACGGATATAGAAATACGTGATTTAAAAATTATAAATGTTGGTATTATATTCACATTAGTAAGTAAGTCAACTATAAAAAATATAGTATTTGATAAAAATATTTATAATGGTTACGCTATTCATTTCGACAGATGCTATGGCTGCAATATAATCGAGTGTGATGTATATCATAACCCAAATTTGTGGTTAAATGATCTATCTCATCACCTTAAGCCAAATACAAAATATTGGACTTGGAACTCATATGTTATCGCCAGTTCTTGGAATTGTTGTATAGAAAATTGTAGCGATTGGCATGGAATGCAAGGGTATGATGTAAGCAATTATGATTATTCATATCCAACAATGTTTACAACGTTTAAAAATTGTAAGTCATTTAATAATTTTTTGAACGGATTGACTATTCATCCTGGTCAATTTGGTACATCAATTACTGGATGCTCTTTTATAAACTGTCAGACTGGTGTATTGCTTAGAAGCCCGTATACGCTAATTGATTCATGTTACATATACACTTCTGGTAATAAGGTGTTTGCAAGTGATTCAAATACAGGAGAAGTAAACCGTGGAATAGATATTCAACTTGGTTTTTTTCATCATTCTTCTATTATAGGAAATAAAATAACTAGAACAGGAGTAGGTATTTCATTTGATTTTTATAGTAACACCTTAGGTGGTGGATATAGAAATTCAAGTACAATTGTTTCTGGAAATCACTTTGATAAATGTGAGTATGGTATTCGTTTGAATACAAACACATCAGATACGCCACTTGGTAATACTGAACCATTTAATATAACTATAAATGATAATGTATTTAGTAATATTAATTGTTCTGTACACAGCACAGCGTATCCTAATGGAATATGTATTGACGGAAATACATTTATAAATGCATCAGGTGTTGGTTACAATGTTATTATTTTAGGCGATTATGCTAAAAATATTTCTATAAATAATAATATTTTTAGTGAAATACGCTCAACAAGTTCTAGTGTAATTGCTGTTGCATCTTTTACCCCAGATCTCACAAATCATAGTTCAATTAATAATAACAACTTTATTAATGTCGAAGCGGATAAGTATTCTTATAGCATATTGAACAATCCTTCTGTATTTTCAATATCTAAAGTTGTTGCTGGCGACAAGCAGAACTTAAACCGGACACTGTCGGGTATATCATCTGCTGGTATGATTTGTGCTTCCACAGAGGCATCACCTAATTATGGAGGAAAGATATGTATTGATACTGTCTCTAAATCTGGCATTGGTTTACGAGGGCATTTAGCATTTATGAATAAAGATGCTATAAATGCTGGGACTATTGAATATTCAGAAATAGAAAAAGAGGATTCTGGAACTGTTGAATATTCTACAGAAATTAAACACAATATAGGAGATGGAAAAACTGGCATAGTATTAAGATCAAGATCTACTAATGAAAATAGTACGTTTTTCCCCCGTACTGACAATATTATAGATTTAGGGTATGGTGGAAATAGATGGAAAAATATTTATGGAGCAACTGGGGCGATAAATACCTCAGATGAGAGAGTAAAGAGTAATATTGAAACTATCTCTGACGATGTTTTTCGTGCTTGGGAAAGAGTTAATTTCAATTTGTTTCAATTCACTGATGCTGTGGAACATAAGAGCTCAGGAGCTCGAATCCATATTGGAGTAATTGCTCAACGTATAAATGACTCATTTGCCGCTGAAGGACTTGATGCCGCACGTTATGGTCTTTTTTGCTATGATGAGTGGGATGATGAATATGAAGACTTTGAAGTTGAAGACGCAGCCGCCGTTTATGATGAGGATGGTAACCAGATAAGACCTGCTCAGTTTCACACTGAAAAACGACTTGTTTGTAAAGCTGGAAATAGATATGGCATTCGATATTCGGAAGCCCTTTGTCTTGAAGCAGCCTACCAACGCCGAAAAGCCGACCGCCTTGAAGCCCGGATAGCGGCGTTGGAGGCAAAGTTGGGTATCGTATGAGCCAGAATCGCACCACCATCATCAATACGGCACTGATGCGCGTCGGAGCGCAGGGCGTCAATTTTGCTTTTCAGGATACACCCGTTGCACAGGTTGCTGAGGCTGCATACGACCGTAGCCTTGAATTTTGCCTTTCTCTGTATCCTTGGCCTTTCGCGCTTCGGTATGCGGTGCTGGCTCAGTCAGCTGATGCCCCACCTTTCGGCTACCGATATGCGTATCATCTCCCCGGTGACTGTATGCGCGTTTTGGATGTGAGGAGGCATGGTGACGCTGGAGATATACCGTCATGGGCATATCGGCATCCGGGGCCTCGTTACAGCATCGTGGGGCAGGAGATCTATACCGACGCGGATAGCCTCGCGCTCAGGTATGTGAGCAATGATCGGGAAATGGCTGTCAGCGAAACATTTGCTGATGCCCTTGCGTGGAAAATCGCCTTTGAGATTTCTCAGTACGTTTCTCAGGGCGCTGCCAATGCGCAGAACTATTTTCAGCTTTTCGAGCAGTCCATTGACCGGGCGAAAGTTGAAGCCGACGCGCAGGAAGATCCGGTGCGCGAGAAATGGCCATCCAGTTTTCTTAAGGAAAGGTGGGTGAACTGATGCCTATTTTCCATACCCAAAACGTCCTGAATGGCGGTGAAATCAGCCCTCTTCTCCGTGGGCGCGTGGATCAGCCGCGCTACAACACCGGGGCGCGAGAAATGCTGAACATGGTCCCCATACCTCAAGGTGGATCAACTCGCAGGCCGGGCACCAGATATCTGGGCACAGCGAAGAGTCAAACGTCCCGGCTGGTTCCATTCGTGTTCAGTGAGACGCAGGGCCGGATACTTGAGTTCGGTGATAAGACGATGCGGGTATGGCTGCCTGATGGAAAACTCGTTTCTTCCGGTTCCGAACCATATGTTGTGTCTACTCCGTTCGCCGCGTCAGATCTGCGGGCTGTTCGGTTCGCACAGTCTGCGGACGTGGTTTATTTCGTTCATCCGTCGTATCCGCCGTGTAAGCTCTCTCGGTATTCCGATAATGATTGGAGATGGGCGACGCTCACCTTCATGCCGTCCATCTCAGCCCCGCAACAGCCTGCGCTACAGATTTTGGACAAGCGTGCTGATGATGACAAACCGAAAAATCCGAGCAGGACGGATTACAGCTATCTCGTCACGGCCATTGATGGAGAAACCGGGGAAGAATCCTCAGCATCTCCTGCCGCGACGATTGAAGCCGAGGCACTGAACAGTGTCGATTATCACATCCGCATAACATGGCCTGCCGTATCCGGGGCCAGCGAATACCGTATCTACAAAAAGAAGACAGGGGTTTTCGGATTCATCGGGCGGGCAAGCAAAGACGATACAACTACCGCGACCACGACGCTCCAAGGGATCGATATCGGTGGGTATCGGTTTTCTCGGACGGCAGACGATCTGTACGTCTCAGTCCTGACCCAATCTGTCGAAAAACCTGACGGCACAACAACGACAGTCGTCACCGGGGTCAAGGTTGGGAAAACTGGCGTTTTGGTTCCACAGACTTATCCGGCATGGTACAATGCCTCGTTGCAAAAACTCTTTGTCTATCATGAAAATGATGAACAGGGGGTTCCTGCAGGCTGGATCGGCGTCGATAACGTTCCTTCGGGATATGAGGGAGAGTACGGAAGCTTCACAAGCTATACAGGATTCGGTCAGAATTCGGAGTACCCTCAAGGATTTCAAGGATACATTCAGGCGAATCCAGTCTTTTTTTATACTTACGCGCAATACTATGATGACAAGAACATCGGCGCGGATACCGAAGACACGCCGATAGAGCACAAGAATCCTTTTGAGGGCTCAGGAAACTATCCTTCACAGGTCTTTTTCCATCAACAACGCCTTGGATTTGCGGCTACGGAGAACAGACCAATAACAGTATGGCTTTCGCGGACAGGCGATTTCGAGAGCATGGCATCTTCGGTGCCCCCGAAAGATGATGATGCGATTGAAGTAACCCTTGCCGCTACACAGGCGAATCGGATTGTGTGGCTCCAGCCTGACCGCAACGCTCTTGCTTTCGGGACAGAAGGAAGCGAGTGGACGCTGCAATCTTCGGAGGGCGTGGTGCTCACGCCGTCAACCGTCTCTTTCCAGCTCCAGACAACGAATGGTGGAGAAGGGGCAGTATCGGCGCTGTCAGTCGGCGGCGGGGTTCTGTATGTGCAGCGCGGGTCAGGGGCAGTACGCGAGTTCGCCTACAACTACAGCGCGGACAAGTACCTCGGGCAGGATTTGACCATCCTTGCCCGGCATATCATCAAGGATCGGGACATCACGGCATGGGCGTACCAGCAAGAGCCGTACAGCACGCTCTGGTGCGTTCTTTCCGACGGTACGTTTGCTGGTTTGACATACATGAAGGAACAGGACGTCATCGGCTGGCATCGGCATACAACTGACGGGAGTATACTTGACGTGGCTGTCATCCCGGGGACGCCTGATGATCAGGTTTGGTTCCTCGTTCGGCGGGCTGGCGGCGTCTTTGTCGAACGGCTGGAATCCTTTTTTGACAGCGACAACCTTGATGACGCCTTTTTCCTTGACTCGTCATTGCACTACAGCGGCGAGGCTGCGGATACGTTCAGCGGGCTTGGACATCTTTCCGGCCGCACCGTGCAGGTCTTTGCGGACGGCGGCACGATTGATGGATTGACCGTAAGCGCGGGCGGGGAACTCAAGCTGAAAAGCCCGGCGAAATCCGTACATATCGGCCTTCCGTATACTTCGCGGGTCATACCGAACTTGCCCGAAGTGCAGACACAGCAAGGATGGACGCTCATGCACAACCGGAAGATTTCCGCCGTACGGGTCAGGACGTACCGGAGCATGTCGTTCCTTGCCGGAATTGCAGGGAATCTTTCCCCCATCGTGGACAGGCACATTAGAGGAGGGGCTTTCAGCGTGCGGCCATTTTTCAGCGACGGGACGGATCTGAACATGGAAACCTGCGGCGGGTGGTCATCCGAATCCCCGCTTGTCTTTGAAGTAAGTAGCGCGACGCCGCTCACGATTCTGGCGATCGTCACGACGATGGATATTGCACCGTATGCCGGGGGAGGGATGCTGTAATGGGATTCGATCCTTTGACTTTAGCGTTGGCTGCTGGCGGACTTTCCGCCGTTCAGAGCCTCTCCAGCACGAACGCCGCCAACAAACAGGCGCGGTATCAGCAAGATGTGGCGGAAGCGAACGCGGCGGCCGCACGGAATCAGGCGAAGATCACGGCTGAGAAAGGGCGGATTGAAGGAGAAAACCTTGACCGGGAACGGTCTGCGCTCCGGCGGCAGTATGCGGATTTACAGTCCGGCAATATCGCTTCCCTCGGCGCCCTCGGCGTTGACATTTCCGGCGGTTCGGCTGCGGATACGCTGGAAGGCAATGCGCTGCGGTTCTCTCAGGATGTGGCACTGAATCGGTATCAGAAAGCCCTTTCCGAATGGGAAACGGGCGAGAACGTGAAGGCTCTTGAGGCAAACGCGGCGAACTATGACGCGGCGGCCAGCTACTACGGCTCGACGGTAAAGGGGCTTGGCAACTCGCTTCTGACGGCGGGCATCACCGGGTTGACCAGCGGAATCGGTGCCTATTCGATGGCCGGGGGATTCGGGGGGAGTTCCGGTAGCGGATTGTTCGGCGGCCGGAAGATTATTCCCGGCGGAGGGGGTATGTCTGAAAAGCAATTCCTTAACAACTTTCTTTCGGGCAGGAGATAGGAGATGGCAGACTGGTACGATCGCTATCAAGAGTTCTCCAAGTCCGAATGGGCCCCGACTCAGCTTTCAGAAAGAGAAGAGGAAGAGTTTAAGAAGTGGCTCATGAAATCCCGTTGGTTCAAGGAAATCAAAGATGATGTTGTCGCATCCGGTGAAAAACTGAGTGATGAGGATTTATACAGAGATTTAACCGGACCACGGGCAGACTATGATTACCGGGGTGCATGGAAGGCTGGCATAGGGGCTCAAGATTATGAATTTGATGAACGTATGCATTGGCCTTCTTCTACAGAAGAAGGAAAGATGCTGAAAAGCCCAACCCACTCTACGGCATGGATGGAGTATTTCATGGAAGATACCGGAATCGATCCGAATAGTCTTGGGTTGCGCAATGCGGAAGAGGCAAGGGCCTATACAGAACGATTGAAAGATTATTCTGCATTTAAAAAAGGTAAATAGACATGGCGATCCGTATCCAGCAATACAATACGGGGCCCCGGCGTATCGGCGTAGGCGGCATTGATCCGGGGTATCAGCAACCGCGCATAGGGAACATCGCGGCTACGGCAGAGAACCAGCTTGCAGGCACGGTTCTGGAGGCCGGAAAAGCCCTCACCAACGTGGCTATCAAGGAATACGTGAGCACGGAGACGACGCGGGTATCCCAGTCGCTCCTTGCCATGCAGAAAGAGCTTTCCGCCGAACGTGACCGCTACATGGCGGAGAATCAGGGGCAGAACGCCATTGAAGCGGGCCAGCACTTCGAGAAGTTCGCAAGGGAGACGGCTCAGAAGTATTTTCAGGAGGGCGGATTCTCCGGTCGCTTTGCCGAAATGTTCAACAAGCAGGCTGCGGGCACGGCGCTGCACTTTACCGAACAGGGGCAGGCGTACGGGCGCCAACAGGAGGCCCTTTGGAAAGATTCCAATTACAAGAGCAGCGTGCAGGAAAAGCTGAATGCTATCTCTCAGGATTACAATAATCCTGAATTTATTGAATTTCAGCTTCACAGATTTGACGAGCTTGTAGATGGAATGTTTCCGGGCATGGATAACCGAGCACGAAAACTGGAATTCAGACAGAATGCTGCCGTAAGCATTATTGAAGGCTATCTTTCTCACGACGATATCAGAGGCGCGCGCGGTGCCTTCGGACAGTACAAGGAACTGCTTGGCGACAAGGCGAACGCTGTTGAGGTGCAGATCCGCAACCGTGCAGACGCGCTTGAAGCCAAGGCCCGGGCAGAGGCGGAACGGGCACAGAATCAGGCGGCGGCACAGCTTGGAATAAGCCTGTTCCAACAATACGGGAACAACGCGGAAAGCGTGCAGGAACAGATCGGAAAGATAAAGGATCCTGTGATGCAGGGGAAAGCGATTCAGTCCTACCTCACGCAACAGGGATTGCATGAACGGTTGCAGCAACAGGCAGAAGTCCAGCAAAAGGCGGCTGCCTACAATGATGGCGTATCCCAAACAGAGGCGGTGCTGAAAGATACCAACCTCACCAATGATGAGAAGAATACAAGGCTTGCGGAGATTCAGGCAGGTATTTCCGACCCTAAGACGCGCAAATCCGTAGCCGATTATCAGGATTTTCTGATCAACGGCGTCGAGGCTCCTGTCAATGACCGTATTTTTGCTGACGCGCAGTTTTATGCGGCACAGCCGGGCGTGACCCCCGATATGGTGACTGCTCGTTTTTCCGGTTCTCTCCCTCCCTCAGCACTACAGAAGGTGAGAAAAAATGCTGACGATCAGCAATGGAAGCAGGAAGAACAGCTTTTGAAGGATGAAACCATTGCGATACTTAAAAATGACTATCAGTACAAAGATGCAGAAGCGCAAGATATATATAATCTTGTTTTATCTGAATTGAATGGAACAGTAGGATATGAGGCAAGAAAAAAGAAAATACCTTCGCTTATTGTAAAAATTTCAGTTAAAAAGGAAAGGAATTTCCTTTGGGATAAAACAAAAGAAATTCCTTCTGTTTCTGTGAATTTTTATAAAAGTCAAGGTTGGTACAATCCCGCAGAAGGTCAACCCGTATCTGGTGTTCCTGATGAAGATAGAAAACGATTGGAAGAATTGTTTCGTTCCAAAGGTGCGAACCCTACACCTCAGCGTATACTTGAAGCGTATAGAATTGAACAGCAAGGGATTAACAAATGAGTCAATCTCCTCTGGATAGTATTATTTCTAAGTGGGCTGATGAAGACCGCCGTATTGAAAATGCCGAGGCCGTGGCCTCTGGCGATCTTTCCGCTACCGGGTACGAGCCCGATCCGCAGGTAATTGCTGAGTTTCAGCGCGTTCCGCAAATCAACATTCCGGAAGAGGCTTTTGCCGGGTATGTTCCTGATACCAGCGCGCCTGATTTTTCCGGTCTTCGTGTTTCTGATACGGCCTTTGAAAGCTACGCTCCGGAAAGGATGGGTCAGCCTTCGGATGAAGCGCAAGCTCTTGTATCCTCTCTTGCGGGGAATTTTAACCGGAACGCGGGCATGGTCTTTTCGGATGCGGAGTATGCCGCGCAGAGTGAAAGCCAGCAACGGAGACGACAGGTGGAAGCGGATCTTGCGCAAGATCTGGATCTTCGCGCCCGCACGGTAGCCGAAACCTTTCCTAATCCGCTTCCTGCCGTGGAACTTTCAAACAAAACAGGCATCCCTGTAGGTACGGTTTTGGAGAACCACAGGGAGATCGCCCGGGTCTATGATGCCGCACAGAATGGACCGACGCGCCGGGCAGCGCTGGAAAAGCTGATTCGTGATGAGCCGATTACCGGGCGCTGGCTTGTGCAGCAAGGCGCGGCCATGATTGCCGGACTTGGCGATCAGCTTCCTGAGATTGGAGCGTTTGAAAGACTTTCGCAAGAAATGCAGGAGGCAAACAGAGTTGGTCGACTCCAAATTGAGCAGACTGATCTTTTGAATAAAGTTTTCTGGCAAGACAATCCCGACCCTGCCGACCTCCAGCGCATCGATCAAATCAATTGGGAACTTTCCATCAACCAAGCCTATCGCCAAGATGAAAGCTTTTTGATGGGGGCATACCGTAGCTCCTTTTCCACGTTCGTTCCTCAAGTTGCTGAGGGTGCCTACCGTTCCATACTCGGCGGGGCACAGGCCGGAGCCGCTGCGGGCATTGCTACTTCTGCCTTTGGTCCCATATCCGGTGTCTCTGCCGGATCCGCTTTTGCTGCAGGTGCCGGGGCCGCTGGCATCCGCTATGCTTTTGAAATGTCCCTCGGGGAAATATACGGTTCGCTCTCACAGTTGAAAGACGAGAACGGGCAACCTCTCCCGCGTGATGAAGTACGCCTTCTCTCATTCCTTGGTGCCCTGCCTTCCGGAGCATTGGAGGTTGTGGGCGTACATAAGGCTCTTTCTCTTATTCCCGGCGCTGACAAGCTCCTGAATAGAGCTACAGTGGCCTCCGCACAACAGCTTTTGAGCAAGAATCCCTCTTTGCTCAAGGCCGTAGGAAAAGGGGCCGGGGAAGCCCTCGGCGCACTGGCTACCGAAGTCGGCGTTGAGACGACGCAGGAAGGGATCAGCATCATCACAGAAGACGCTGCAAAACAAATCAGTGGGCAACCGTTCCGACTGACGACAGGAGAAGAAGCCGTTGATCGCCTGTCTGAGGCTGCGTATGAAGCTCTCAAGGCCTTTGTTCTGCCTATCGGGGTAGGTGGCGGAGCTATCAGAACCCGTGCGGCGTTCAGAGAATCCAGACAAGCGCGCAATGAGTCCAATGCGTTGCAGACGCTTGCGGATCATGCCAGCAACAACAAGCTGATTACGGAAAGCCCCACTGCTGCGGAACAGCTTGTCTCCCAACTGAAAGAAGAAGGAAAGATAGGCGATCTGTACGTCAATCCTGAAGCCATGCAGCGCGTCCTTTTTCAGTCGGATGAAGGATTGCAGATTGCGCAGCGTATCGGGTTGTCTGCTGAGGATGTTGCGGACGCTCTGGCCTTGGGAACCCGTGTTGCCGTGCCGATGGAAAAGGCCGTGCCCTACCTGCTGAATACGGCGCAGGGGAAGGAACTGTTGCAGGACTCCACGCTTGATCCTTCGGTCATGACTCCCGGAGAACTGCAGGAAGCTACAGCGGGCATGACCCAAGAGCAGATTGCACAGGTTGATGCTCTGAACAGCTTTTTCGATTTCGTGGATTCATCCATTGAGCAAGCTCAGAACAGCCGGGAAAGTTTTGATACGATAGCCGCGCCCTATGTCCAGCAAATGCGCGACGCGGGGTACTCTGAGTCTCAGGCGCGGCATTATGGTGATCTTCTTGCCGCCAATGCGGAGCGGATGGCTCCGATGTATGGCATGGAGCCTGCCGCGTGGCTTGAATCCCGGCTACAGGGCATCCAGCTTATAGATCCCAATGCTCCGGCGCAGGATGTCCTTGACGCTCGTGCGCAACGCGCCTTTGCCCGCCAGCCGTTGACAGAAAAAGATCCACTTTTGGCTCTGGTGTGGGGCCGCCTTGACGGAAAAACCCTTTCTTCCTCCTACAATGCCGATACACTCAAGGAAATTACGCGGTCGAAAGGGCGGGGCCTGTTCAAGTCGAAAGAGAAGGGCGGCATTTCCATTGACGAGCTTGCGGACGAGGCCGTTCGCCGTGGTCTGCTCCCGGAAGGAAGCGGGGCGGATGAGCTTGTTGAGCGATTGAAGCAGGACAACGCCTATCATCAATTCATCGATCCTGCTCGCGTTCAGGCCAATCCCAATGCCCGGGACGTTGTGCCCGTACTCCGGCGCGTCTTCCACATGAACACGATGGAGCTTGACGACAGCAAGGCCACCGTAACCGTCCCGAGGGAAGAGGGCATGAGCGGACCCTTGACGGACATTTACCAGCACGATGCGCTCTATGAGCTCTATCCCGAACTGCTGGACGCGCAATATGAGGTCGTGCCGGAAGAGCGGTTGCCGGGGAAGCTTGCCGGGTATTCCCCGAAGTATGGAACGATCTATATTACGACAGATCCCGATGTGACTCCTTCGGTTATCGCGCATGAAGTACAACATGCGATCCAAGACGTTGACGAGCGGTTCGATTTTGGTCTGTCTGAGGAAGCGTCCCAAGAGGTTTATTCGCAGGTTGAACAGGAGTTGAAGGGCAAGCTCCCACTTGAGCGTGCCCGTGCTCTTGCTGCGCGCATCCAATACCTTTCGCAGGCCCATGAGATTCAGGCGTTCGATACGCAAAATCGTTTTGAGTTGACTGCTGATGAGCGTGCCAAATACGAGCCGAACAACCCGAGTACGTATTATCAAAACATCCGTGGGCAAATTGAGCCTACTGCCAACGGAAAATGGCTGATCAGCGTTTTCAAGGGCAAAAAGAACCTTTCCACGGTTATCCATGAGACGGGCCATTTCTTCCTCGAAAACCTCCGGGATGCCGCTGTGCTTGAGACGGCTCCGGATTGGGTCAAAAACGATTGGGCTGCTATCAAGGGTGAACTCGGCATCAAGGATGACGGCTTTATCGAGCGGGAAGCCCACGAGAAATTTGCCCGCCAGTTTGAAGCCTACGCCCGGGAAGGGAAGGCCCCACGGCCTGAGTTACAGTCGGCGTTCAATCAGTTTCGGGCGTGGCTTACTGCGATCTATCGTTCCGTCCGGCGTTTGCTTGGTGACGCGGAACTTTCCGCCGATGTGCGCGCCGTGTTCGACCGACTTCTTGCCAGCGAAGAGGATATTGCCTCCGCTCGAAAGAGAGGCGCACCTGAGCCAGTCATTGAACGCGCCTCAGAAGCGCTTGGCATTCCCACAGAACGCCTCTCTGCATACCGTGAGGCCGTGTCCAGAGGTATGCAAAAGGGGCAGGCTGAAATCGCGTTGCGTCGTATGCGCGAACAGAAACAGGTCGAATACGAGGCGAGGGGAGAGGCACGGGACTTTATCGAGTCAGCTCCGTTTTATCGTGGTATGCGTGATCTCTCGATGTCAGGCGGCATAGACTGGCAATCACTCATCGGAATGGCCACTGAGGATCTGGCGTGGCAACTGCGTGAAAAATGGAATGCCGGACGGGGAAAGAACATTGTTCAGCAACGCGGCGGGATGACGCTTGACGATGCAGCGGCTTATCTTGGAGTACGTGATGGAACGGAAGTCCTCGCGGCGCTCATGAACGAACCCACAGCTCGGGAATACACTGAAACTCATGTCCAGTCGAAAGTTGCCGAATGGGAAAAGGTCTATTCCCCTGACTTTGAGTTCGTGAACGATGCAATGGATGAGGCTTTGCGTGTCGAGATCGAATCCCTCGGCGGGAATGCGGGTCCCACAACCAAACAGCTGCGGGATGTCGTTGATAAACGTGTGGGGGTAAAAAAAGGTTCTGTTGTCGATGCGGAATACAAGGCGCTCACCGCTGCCGTCCGTAAACAGAAGCGTCTTATCGAAGAGGCCGTGCGGGAAGTCCGGCGGGAAGAGAGGGCGGCGGCACGAGAACGGGTCAAGACTGAGCGCGCGGGGCAACGCTGGAGCGACGCCGCGAAGAATGCGCGGATAGATGAACTGCGCTCTCGGCTGGCGCAGCTCAAAGAAGAGGAGCGGTTGAAGCGTGCGGCGCTCGGTGCTGCCTATCGTGCGCGGATTGAGCGGAATCAGACGACACGCCAGATCCGGCGTATCGCGCAGTCAAAGAGCATTCCCGACACATTCAAGCAACAGATCCTTTCCCTGATTGCGCATTTCCCGGGATTGGGTACTGAGCGCATGGCTCCGCGCCCTGATGAGAACCGTCCTACGCTGCTGCAGTTCCAAGAAGCCCTTGGCGTAGAATACAGCTTGGACGATACCGGGGGCGCTTCCCCCATTGCCTCGTGGATTTTTGAAGAGGCGCAGCGGCAAGGGCCGCGCCGCGCAAGCGATCTTTCCCTGTCCGAACTGCGCGACGTGTACGACGCGATCAAAATTCTGGCGCGTCAGGGACGCACTCAGGACGCCCTGATCGGTATGCTGCATGAGCAGGAACTCAATCAGGCCGTGGCGGAAGCCGTGGCGCCGATGGCTTCCCTGAGCGAGACGAAACATATCACGGCTGACGAACGCAACCGCTTGCCCGGCGCGCTACGCTCGTGGTTCCGGGATTCCCTCGCCAACATGAAGGTGATGCGCTACCTGTTCGATGCTGCGGACGGCTACCGGGCGGATCATGACGGCCCGAACAGCCGACTCATCGTGCAGCCGCTCCAGCGTGCCGCGTCGCAGGAACAGGAGCTTTTCCGCAGCTTCGGAACGTCGCTCCGGACACTGCTTGAACCGATTACGAGCCGGGGTATGCACAAGACCTTCTCGATTGATGGTGTCCGTATGCTGCCCGATGTCGAAAGGGAATTCGGAGGCCAGTGGACAATGGAGCGTGTGCTGTCCGTGGCCTTGAATATGGGCAATGACGGAAACCTTGCGGCGCTCCAGCGCGGCTACAACTGGAACACACAGGATTTGGAGCTGATCACCCGCAGGATAACCAGCGCGGAATGGCGTTTTGTTCAGAGTGTATGGGACTTGCTCGACCAGCTGTACCCTGTAATCAACGCCACCTATGAGAAGATGTACGGCATCCCGCTGAAAAGGGTTGAAGCCAAGCCCTTCACGGTGGTTTCCGCTGATGGTGAAACCATCAATATGCGTGGCGGCTATTATCCTTTGAAGTTTGACAAAAGGTTCAGCGAGACGGCACAGCGAAACGCCGATTTTGACGTCCTGAATTCTCAGGAAGCCATTTTGCGGACGCCGAACCCGAAAAGCGGCATGACGCAGGAGCGCAAGGGCGCGGGGATTCCTCCGCTGTTGTCCCTGTCGGTGCTTACCTCCCATGTTGCGGATTCCATCCATTACGGCACCCATACGTTGCCGCTTTTGGATGCCTACCGCATCGTGAAACAGCCGGAGTACCGCAGGGCCATGCAACGCGCCTTCGGTGATGAAGCCTATGCGCAGGTGGTGCCGTGGCTCCGTTCCATCGCCCGCCCTGATCGCACCAAGATCGACGGTATCAACAAGATGTTTGAGTTTTTGGCGCGCCGTGGTTCGTTGGCGGCGATGGGGTTCAGCTTCCGTACCGCGCTGCTCCAGACTACGAGTATCCCGCAGTCGATGGCCGAAGTGGGCACGGGGGCTTTTCTGCGCGGGGCGTATCACATGCTTGTTCATCCTTTGGAAAGTTGGGGGACCATCCGGGAGTTGTCCCCGTATATGGTCAGCCGCTCGCGGAACATGGAGCGCGATGTGGCGGACAGGCTCAAGCCATTCAGGGAAGGCACAAAGATTTTCGGCTCGAAATGGGAGGAAGCTGCCTTTGCGATGATTCAGGCTATGGATGCCATTGTCGCCTATCCAACATGGATGGCGAAGTACAATGACGCGATAGGAAAGGGCGTTGAGCAGTCAAAGGCCGTCCTCATGGCCGACGACGCCGTGATCCGGGCGCAGGGTTCCGGCCTTGTTATGGATACCACGGCACTGATGCGCAAGCCCGGGGCTGCCCGTCTGTTTACCATGTTCATGAGCTTTGCCATGAACTGGCAGAATCGGCAAAGGTACTACCTTGCGGGGTTCCGTGAGTCATGGCGGACGGGCCAGTCTGAAATCGGAACGGCGCGATTCCTTTCCCACTTCGCGCTCGAATGGCTGGCGCCTCCAATGCTGACCCTGTTTTTGATCGGTTGGGGCCGCGATGGGGAATTGCCGGAACCGGAAGAGGCGGGCATGGAACTGCTCGGCTACTGGTTGATGGGGGTTCCGATTGTCCGGGAAATTCCGGCCTTGTTCGAGTACAACAAGAAGTTCGGGGATAGTGCGGCCTTCAAGGGCCTGAACGCTGCGGTGACGGCAACGCGCGGTGGGATGAAGATTGCGGCGGGTGAAGCGTCTGACGAACAGTTCTATCGGACGATGAAGAGCACTCTTGACGCTATCGGCTTTGTTGCAGGTGTTCCCACGGCTCCGATCTGGCGGACGGTAGAAGGTACGGAAGCCTTCATTGAAGGCAAGGCCGGGCCCCTCGCTCCTATCCTCGGCGCGCCGCCGAAAGACAAGCAGAAACGCGCCTCGGCGTTCTGATAGCGGTTCTTTGACAAGAGCATAGGGAACGGATAGAAAACCGCCGTGGGCCAGTCTCCGAAAGGAGGTTGCGCCTATGGAGCAGTTCCTACTGGACGTTATCGCCAATGTGTTGGCGGGCGTCATCGTGGTTCTCGTTGCCCCCTATCTGAAAAGGTAGGCTGAAAACGAGTTGCCCCGGTAGGGACTGACCTCCCTGCCGGGGCTAAAAACTGGATGAGATAGAATCAAATCCGGGGACTGGCCCCAAAGGGCGGTGGGTGTTGACGCACTCGCCGCCCTTCCTTTTTCAATAGCCATTCACGAGGTTGTGGTCAAGCCTAGTTTGCGTTGAACTGCCGGAGAACCCCAAGTAGGTAAAGTCCGGGGTTCCGGTAGTCTGGAAGGGTATCGGAAGGGTAGGTCAAGGCTTCATCAAGCCCATACGTCATGTGATCGAGAAGAAACTTCTCAAGCGTGAACTTGCCGGAACGCTTGCTGACGGGCACCTTCGTTCTGGCTTCAATGTCGTGGCATAGGGTCAATGTCAACCTGTACGCCTTTGATAGGAGACGCTTTTGGATGTCCTGCATCTGGGCATGTGCCCGTTCAATCTCGTCAGCAAATTCGATGAAAGGCCGTTCGTCGAGGCTCTGTCTGGGAATAGAGCCGGGGATGGTCGGCAGGGATTCCCGGCGTGTGCTGCGGCTCTTTGGCAGGGCAGGGCGGCTGCGCCGGGCAAGCTCCTCCTCCATCGCGTTGAACGCTTCGATGTACGCCAGCTTGATCGCGAGGGCCTTCTTGCCCGTATAGCCCATGACCAGCAACATGAAGCCGTCGCGGTAAATGATGTACATGGGGAGAGAACGCCCGGTTTCATCCAGATAGTTACTGAGCGCAAAATTGCGCGCAGTGAACTTTTCAGGGCAGTTATCAGAAATATTGCGAATGTCCCGTAGCACATCGTTGTGTCGTTTACCGAAAAACGCAGCTACCTCAAGAGAGGTTGTGGCGGGGCGTCCATCGTGGAGAGAAACGGAAGGGACGGGATCGGAAAGCAAAAGGGCCTGTGACATGGTGAACCTCTCAGATTTTTCTATTGGCCCATCCTGAAATAGAAAAGGCCGGGAGCTAGAAACCGTCTGAGAACGGCGGGCATATTCCCCTTTCGGGTATTCTATTAGCCCACTCCCGGCCTAAATGACCATCATCAGATACACCACTCTCAAGACTGAGAACAGTCTTGACAGGGTATAAAAAGAGCCATTTTCAGGCAATGGCGGCCTTCTCAGAGGAGTTTCTACGCTCCGAAGAAACCAAAGCATAAAAGAGTATGATTGTCAAGGTAATATTTAGAAATCTCGTTTAGACCTTTTTTCTATATAACTTTCAAGAGTAAGTATAAAATCAACTACCGTTCCAAATACAATATATGTTTTCCCGTTAATTTTATTAACAAGAACAACACGTCCCTCTTTAGGATATTGGCTCACTAATTCAACTATATCTTTTGGTTGTATATTATTTTGATTGTATTGAATATATTGTTTATCAAAAAATGCTGCTGTATATAATTCAGAATCTTCAATTATATCTAAAACTATTTTTCCTAATTCATTTATTTCATTTCTATGTTTTATTAAATCAAAAATTTTTCTATCTGAAAAACACATTGAAAACAGCATATCGTTTTTTAAAATTAATGCAATAGACTTTAAACATGAAAGTCTTTCAGTTTTGCTTTCTTCAAGCATTACTGTTGTAAGTATATTATTTTTTTCAAATATTAGCTCTACATTCCATTTTTTATCTTTTATAAAAACTTCATTAGAAAAACATAAATTTTCAGGATTGTCTTTACATGGAGTTGCATTGTTTATTTTTCTAGCCTCTTCAAGAGGCATCCCAAAATAATAGTCTTTATAGAGAAAATTTTTTTCATTTTCAGCGTATGAATATTGATAACATGTTAAAAATACAATAATAAATAGTAGTATGTTTTTCATTTTCCCCCCTCCAATCTTCTCAACCACCTGCACAACCAGAGATCCACTTTCGTCTTTCTCCGGTGCTCCTTTACCGTGAGAAGCTGCATATTTTCCGGAGCATCTTCTCCACCAGCGCAAAGGGGGATGATGTGATCCACCTGATAGCCGGGCGGCGTGCGCTCAAATCCATGCTGGCGCAGGAACCTATCTACCTGAGCACGGGAACGATATGTTTTCGATTCCGCCTGAGCGCAGGAGAACAACGCAAGCATGAACGCAACTATGATGCCTGTTTTATGCAGTCTCATAGGTGCCCGTTATCAGAAAACAAATAGAAAGGGAACTGAACCGGAATAACACGCAAAAAAAGGGGAGTGCTGACACACTCCCCAAGGGCGACACGGCAACCGTTGAAAGCCTCTCCGTGTCTGACGTGATCACTATCATGAAAGACAACGGGAGAAATGATTATCATGTGTTATGACCGCATGACTCCGAAAGAGGCCGCAGCCTACCTTGGTTTTTCAACGTCAACGCTCGAAAAATGGCGCAGGGGCCGCAAGGTTTGGGACGAGTCGAACCGTGGACCGCGCTATACCAGTTTGAACGGGAGGATTTGGTACCGGAAAGACTGGCTCGACGAGTGGCAGGATTCCGTTTTCGGCCTTCCCTCACAACGCCTCACTGCGCCGCAATGAACCATTTTACGCCGTATCATTCCGCATCTATCACCATGACATATCATCATTTCATACCATCCCATTCATACTGACCTCCAAGAAACCCGGCATCCCGCCGGGGGAAATTTTGGAGGTCTTTTTTATGGCTGAATTCGCATCGAAGGGTGTGGCTGGTTCCGGGCTCGGTCTTGGCATTGCGGGCACTGCTCTGGGGCTGCTCAATGGTGGCTTGGGTGGTCTTTTGGGCGGTCTCGGCGGCGGTAATGCTGCTATGCTTGCCGGAGGCACCGCTTTGGGCGTCATCTCGGAAAAGGACGCGAAGATCGCGAGGTTGGAAGCGGAAAAGTACAGCGATCAGAGCATTGCCACGGTGTACGCGGCTACGAGAGAGGAAAACAAAGCTCTGCGTGAAGAAATGTTTGCGTTCATCAAGCCGCTGTCCGATGAAGCCGCTGCCAATCAGGTGAACATTGCCCGCATCGAAGAACAGATCAAGTGCATGGGCAAGACCAGCGAACTTCGCGAACAGATTGTTCTCGGCAAGGTGAACGAAGTGGCCTTGACTGCCAACAACGGGCTTACCGCCCTGAGCGGCGCGGTTGCGTGTCTCCAGCAGACCGTGAGCGGCCTGACGAAGACGATCATCCCGGCTTCCGCTGTGTTCCCTCAGCCCATGCCCGCTCAGAATGCGTGGAAGGCTCCCTGCAATTCCGATTGCCCGAACAGTTAAAGGAGGTGCACCATGTGTTGTGTGCCTACTATCAACGTGACTGGCGTTACGGTCAATACCACCACGAACGTGGCGACGTTGGCCCTTGACGCTCCACTTCCGGACCGTGGCGCCTTCCGGCTGCGCTTCTGCAACTGCTCTGGGGCACAGCTCGATCCGTTTTGCGTCACGCCATGCACGAATCCACAGGCAAAGGTCCAGTTCTCGTATACGCCTACGGGCGGAACTGCGACAACGTACAGCACGGTTTACAACTGCCCGTGCTGCTGCGGGGCTATCCCCAGTTTCGTGTATCTCTCTCAGGTCGTAAAACAGGCTGCCCGCTGCTGTGGCATCCTTAACGGAAAAAGCTCGTTCGCCTCGTCCGGAGCTGTCTTTCTGACTGACTGTCTTCCGTGTGCGAACGTGAGCTACGCGACGACAACCACGCCTTCGGCGTAATCAAAGAGGTCAATCATGCCAAAACTTGATCCGAATCACGTTGGAACTATCCTTGCCGCCTATCTTGATCAGGAAGTCATTCCCAAGGCTACCGGGCTGCAAAAAGTCGGGGCGATCATGGTTGGAACCATCGCGGCTCAAAAATCTGGGCAGATGGTCAAACAGTACACACCCGCGTTGAAATTCGCTGATGTGATGGATGAGGCAGGCATGATTGACCTCGATAAAGCCTATGCCTTGGCAAAAGACGCTTTTCAGAAGTCTGGGAAGGTTCCCGTCATGGGGCTTCTTCTCGACGATGGAGACGTTGAAATCATTCATGAAATTGCAAAAAGATACGCCCAGTGAGGTCTATCATGGAATATAAGGAATGGCGGCAGAACGCCGCTGAGGAAACGGAAGAGCGCGTGCTCAAGACCATCGACAAGATTCTCGATGACAACGAGGGCTCGTCCCGGCTGCACGCTCAAGAGCTTGATGATCTGCTGGACTGCTGGAAGATCATGTGCCACATGCACCCGAACATGCCGATGAGCAACAAGTAACTTTCGGCATCCTCCTGACACAAAAAAATCCCCCTCCCGGCGCGAACCGAGAGGGGGATTTTTGCATTCACACAGCATACCGATGCTCACTTTTTTGAGGCGTTGGGAAGACGCTTTTTGCCGTCTGCACCAAGCTGTTTGGTGCAGGATGTTTGTTACTTATTGGAATAAATTATGTATGTGTTTTTTCGCGGAAAAAGCAAAGTTTTTACATAAGTTACTGATAAGGTTTGTTTTAGATGCCGTTTACCGCACCAATCTGCACCAAATTGGTGCAAGAAGAGAGTGCGGCCGCCGCTCGACGTTGGGAAGAGGCGAGAGCGTGTGTGTAGAAAATTCCTGTGGTGGTAATATCTTTGTGCCCAAGCTGCGCAGCTATTGCGGCGATGTCCACGCCTCTTGAAAGCATCTCGGACGCGGCGATATGTCGCAGGGCATACATAGGCATAGACACTTCGGCCTTTCGGCAAGCCCGCCTCCATGCAATCTCATAAAGCCCTTTATTCACACGTCCTCCCTTTCTATTTCTACAAACCAAACTTTGTCCGTTTATCGCATCATCTTGGTAGCGTACCCATGCCTCCTGAAGATATTCCTCTGGTGGAAATACCATTTTGGTGCTATCTACTTTGGGCATGTAAACGCTCACGGTTCTAGCCTTCCAGTCGAATGCCGACCATTCCAATCGGAAAAGTTCGGACACGCCGGGACGTAAGCATAGGGCAATGGCTGTTTTTGCTGCCCATTGAAGCCACGGCGGGAGTACAGGAAAGAGTTTGTGGAAGTCTTCCAATGTTCCTGTCCGTGGCTTGTTTCTTACGCCGGGGAGTTGTCGATATTTCCCCCAAGGGTTTTCATGGAGTAAGTCTTGTTCAACGCACCAACTGAGTGCAGCCTTGATCTTTCCGACATAGATATTGATACTCGCTGTTGAGAGGCCGTCATTCCTGCACCGTTCACGTACAGTTTCGAGGTCACGACGAGTCAATGTATCCACGAATCTGTTTGCAAGGAACTCCGCTGGACCCTCTCTGTGTTCCCCATTCTTTCGATCATGCCCGCACACAATGAACTCATAAATTCCTACGGTGTTCTCGGCGTGTTCGGTATTTTTTAGGTACACCAGCACCGCCTCCAATAGCGTCAAGCGTGTGTTTTCCACCGCATCATACTGGCAATCCGCATCGAACTGCCGAGCCTCTTCCTCAGTACGGAAAGAGCGCTGTCTCCAGCGCCCCTCCTCATCCTTGAACTTGACGGCCCATCTGCCGTCACCGCGCTTTGCTACGCTCATGGGATTTCCTTTTCACGTCAGCAAAAAACGCCTTCCCTGCTTTGGGGGATAGCGTATCACGAGATGATTTTCTAGCCCCTTGGTTGAGTTCGAGCAGTTCGAGAAACCGTTGGTTGAGGCGTTGGTCTTCAATCTCCAACTCCCGACGCCGCTGTACGATTGCGCGGATTTCCGAGATTGTCGTTTCCATATTTCTTATCCTCCTACGCGGCCCGCTCGTACACCCGCGTCCCGATCTCGGCTATCTTCGGGTCGACCTTTTCGAGCGCATTGCAGAGCGTGGTCAGCGTTTTGAGCAGGTTGTGCCAGTGAAGGCCCCGGAAGTAGGCGGGGCAGGTGTTCCGGGCGTCCTCAAGGAAGGTCAGCCCGGCCCACATCCCGGCGCCCCATTGCGTCCAACGGGAAGCGTCCCCGGCAGCCGCCTGAATGTCCCCGACATGCCCGGCAAGGATATGGAACCGGGCATCCAGATCTCGTTTAGCGCCTGCGGAGAGCCTGCGTTTCTGCGTGTCATCCGCGCACCGTTCGATCCAGCGGTTGACCTTCTCGACTTGTCTGCCAAGGTCGCCAAGCTGCGCCAGCATTTCCGGCTTGAGGAAAGAAATCGCCACGGTGATCATGGACAGGGCCAGAACACAGCGGGTGTGCTGAATGGCCTCGTGGGGATACGGTATTACTGGGTTGATGGGTCTTCGCATGATGCTTCTCCTCTCTAAAAGAAAAGCCCCTTTCGGGGCTACTTCGGTTCGCGGGGTTCGGGGATGGGGCCAGCCCATTGTCCACCAAGTTTTTGATATGGTACGCGGTCGATCTGCATAGTGATATCGACGGTTCCATCTTGATAGACGTAACGAGGGATGCGGCTATCTTCATCCTTCCACCAATTCCATGCTCCTAGTTGCGGCTCGTCCGTCCACTCCAGCGCACGGGGCAGGGCGTTCCATGCGGCAACGGCGGCTTCACTCGTTGTTTTGATGGGTCCACTAAATGCGCATTTCACATGTTGGCACATGACGAACGCACAGCCTGTACCGTTCGCTCTAGCAATTCCGGCAGGGTGCCCACACGCTGGGCACGGTAACGGTAGCAACGTCAGTTCTTCGGGCATGATTCCTCCGCATTCTTGATATCTACCCATTCATCATATCCGGGATGTGCATCACATATCGCCTTCATCTTTTCTGGAAGCTCATTGTATGGTATGAAAACATCCCTGAACTCTTCATCTGTCATAAAGCCATACTCAGGCGGTGTCCGGTCATGCCAAACAAGCCAACTACCATCTGCAACGGCAAAGACTTCGTCATAAATGCTTCCCAAGTGAATCCCCGGAGGCATACCCGGTTCGCAATGCAGTTGCATGGCGTATACCATCTTGGCGATGTTCTGGACGGATAATGCCTTGATGTAATTGTCGTTCATCTCCCTTCCCCCACGGCCTCGCGTGCGGCTTCCCGTACATCTTCAGGCAACGGTGGGTTCATCGCTCCAGATTCGATATTGGGCAGTAAATCAATGTCGATATATGCGTTTGCAAGCCAGATACTGAGGACATCCGCCTCCTGATTCATCTTTTCCCGATTCGCTTCCGCTTCTTCAAGCGCATCAAGCAACCGGAGGGTGAAGTCAGCATGGGCCGCATTGAAGCAGGTGAATTGTGAGGACAGCCTCTTACGCCAATGGTTGCACTCTTCTTTCGTTGGATTCATATTCTTGTCAGTATCGTTCGGTTTCATTTTTTCTCCACGACTTTGTGTGCCGCTTCGCGCATACAGTCCGTGCACGCACCCTCTTTACATTTATCGAGATCTACATTGAGGGGGCAAAGTCCAAACATCTCAACAGCGTTCGTATACCCGTATGCCAGCCAGTTCGCCTCCCGCTCCACCCGTTTCAGTTCCCGGCATAGCCTGAAAACGGTAGCCGCCGGACCAAGTTTGTCGAGCTCCTTGGAGTCTCCGAGCATGTCGCCAATGGCGGCGGAACGGATGCTGGCGAGTTCTTCGGTGGTGATCATTCTTTCGGCTCCGTAGCTTGATATGCGTCTTGAAGGACTTCTTCCGCCGCCCTTATCACCCATTCTCCTGAGCAAGAAACCTCGCCGCTTGCCTCTTCGGATAAGTATTTCACCATCTCCACCAGCATCGGCACGGCGTTGCACGCAGCGACGATGTATGCGGCGTTCATGACGCTATTGACTTCTAGCGCAATGGATTCCGCCACGAACAATGTGGGGTCGGAATTTTCCCCGGCTATTTGCCTGTTATTGTTGTCTAAAATAACGCCAACGCCGCACTCGTTTGTGTCTCCATGCTGCTCATAAGCCCACGGCCCCGGCGTCGCCGCCTTCCTAAGCCGTTCCAGTTCGTCAAGCCATTCTTGTGCGGTCATTCCGCTATGTCCTCCCACATTTGATCAGTAACAAGACAACACCACCCGTCTGGTGTAGGCCAGAACGGGCAACAGCCATTTTTCACTGGGCACGCACCACGGCGGCATCGTTCGGCAAGCTGTACTGGGGTGAAGTCTTTGTACTCTGGCAGTACGTCCTCATTCCACCAATCAGCCGGGGTGACTTTTCGGCATCCCTTCATCATCTTGCAGTGCTCACCACCTCCCGCAGGACATCCAGACTGTCCCTCGCTGTGCGTGCATAGATAAGCGCGTATCAGAGCCCGTTTGGAATACTTTTCAAGATGTTCTATCTTCATTCTTCTTCTCCTGCGCGCTGTTCAACACTTCTTCCCAAACTTGAGGTGTTACCCGTCCGCATGTTTTGCATTCTCTCACCCGACAATACGGGTCGGGACATTTCCCGATGGGAACTGTCACATAAGCCCTACACATATACGCCCGTGCAATGGCCTCTTTCGAGCACTGCATAATGGATTCAAGCGTGGTTTCGTTCATTTTCCATCTCCTCTTCAACGGCGATACGGGCTCTTTTCAGACGGCACCATCTGCACGAAAATGCGCTTTCCTCGTCTTCGATAAAGTAGGAGTAGGGGCAATCATGAAGTCCAGCATTTTTGGGAAGAGGACAAGGCTCTTTCAGTGTAAGTTTTTCCGCCACTCTCGCCTCGAACTCGGCGGCGTCCTCGAAATCTGAATGGATGTCGAAGCACTCTTCTCCATACTCACACTTCATAGTGCACCAGAGCCAAGTACAGCCGCACTGAGGAACCTTTGCCTTTGCTTTATCGAACCATTCTTTTTCCTGTTTCGTCAGCATACTTTCTCCCTGCGCGTTGTTGTCCGGCCGCGCCCCCGGATAGCGGTTCTATTTCTTCCCCCGCCGATGGCGGCAGAATGGGCATACCCTGAGCTTGCTGACGGTTCCGCAGACGGGGCAAGCCTTGGGAGACAGTCCGTCGCTGAGGTGGGCCATTTTGCAAGCACCGTTTATCTGGGCGAAGTTTTTTTGTTTGCGTGGTTTCGGGGCTTCATCCGACATGGCGTTCCGCTTCCTTGTTGATGGCTTCAAGCGCGGTGCAAACGAGATGTGCCAGGCCTGAGAAGGCATCGTCCTGAAGGTTCAATTCAGGGAAGAACTCCACATGAGGGTATTTTCCTTTGGCGTTTCGGAAATGGTGATGGTGGCGCGGCGGGGGTCGGTATTGTTCATTGTTGTTCCTCCGCGTCCACGTCGATCACGTCGTCATCACCGGGCGAGACGGAGATGGGCTTTTCAAGAAAGGATCCTTGCCGTTCCTCGGCGGTCATCGGGCGGCGCAGGACTTCGCGGTAAGGTTCTGTGGATTCAACCCAGACCATTTCGCACTTGTCCCAATCCTTCAGGAGATCACAGTGAACCTCCCGTTCTTCCTTGCCGTCGCGGTAGTGTTTTGAGGCGGTTTGGGCGATCTTCTCCTGCGTTTCGATGAGGCGCTTGTAGTGCTTGCGTTCGGCATCAAGTGCGGCCTCGTATTCCTCGATTTTCGCCAGCGCGTCGGCCATTTCCTGTCCGTATTCCAGCCGCTCGGCATCGGTCAGCGGTTCGGAGACAGTGATGGTTTCCTCGCGCACATAGGTCATATTCGGGCCGATGGGACGGGCGTTGGTAGCGATGATGGCTATTTCTTGGCTCATGGCTTCTCCTTTGGGCCGGGTATGAAGCCCCCGGCGGGGCTTTTATGGTGATGCCCCGGAAGGGGTGGTTAGGGTTACTCGGCCCACGCCGGGCATCCGGCGCGCTGTTCGCAGTCGGAGCACGTCCAGTCGCTCACCTGCGTTTCGGTTTTCGGACAGGTGAGCATGTTGGCGGCGGGGGCGGGCTGCGCTTCCGGCTGCTCGGATACTTCCGGGGCGTCCTGTTGCGCACCGTTCCGCATGGCTTCGGCGGCAAGTTGCTTGGCCTTTTCACACTGCGCAGTGGTCCAGTTGCGGGCATAGGCGTTCACCAGTTTTTCGACGTCCTCAAGAGGGTTGCCCGTGGCCAGCCATGCGTCGGCCGCTTCTTTGCGTCGGACTTCCATTTCAGCGTTGGTGGGACGGCTACGCTTGGACGGGGTATCCCTGTCCTGCGTTTCTTCCTTCATTTCCTGCAGCGGAAGACGTTCCTGCTGTAAAGCATCACAACGTTCCTCCAGTCTGCGGATTCTCTGACGCATACTGGTTTCACCGATATATGCCCGCCTTGTATAACTTTCCGGGTTGATGTGCTGCAGACGATACCCCTGATACAACATACAATCTGCTGTGATTCCGATGGTCTGTTCACGAAGTTCATCAATTCCATCACATTTGATCACATTTCCAAGGAAGAAATCAATATACGCCCGGACATACTCTTCTTTCGCCAGCACCTCCTCTGCCAGAGAACCTGCCTTTGCCTTTTTATCACTGGAAAGGACCTTCTCTGTATCCAGCACTGCTGCCCGTGAAAACCGCTTCTTATCCATTCCCTGATAAATTTCCATGGCATCTTTTACATAGTTCGGTTCCACTACGAGCAGAAGTTTATTATTGCCCATATATCCCTCGATCGCATTATGCCATTTTTCATCTCGCACATCCAGAAGATCTGCAAGGATCTGTACCGGAACAAGCCTGCCACAACGCTCCTGCAGCCGGGTACGAAGCTCATATTTTGCTTCCTCCACTTCCTTCGGATATGCCTTCCTCCCCTGCTTTAATTCCTTTAATTCCTCTCTTGCATCCTTTTCCTCTTTCTTAATGACTCTTAACTTTGCTTCTGCATCCTTCAGATCTTCCCCCAGTTCTTCCCGAATCTGTACAAGGCTTGTCTGAAGCCGCTTCAAAGTTTCCTCATCCAGTGCCACAGTTTCAAATTTTTCAATATCCCAAAGCGTCTGATTCGGAGTCACATCTTTTGATTTCCATGCTGCAAGCCCTGCTGCTGTCCTCTGCCATTTTGCACGGCTCAACTGCAAATGCTCCAGCATCTCATTCACATTTCCGAGCTTCTGTTCCAACGCAGAATACCCGCTGTTGGCGATCCTTAACAGCACTTCCTCATACTGTCCCTGGACTGTCTGCTGCTTTGTCTCCAGTTCTGCTTTTGCCTGCTCCTGCCGACCGATATCTTCCTGACTCTCTTTGATCTTATCCAGCAGTTCCTGCAGTTTCGCCTCCAGTCGTAAGATTTCCAGCCGGTCGATCTGATACTGATCATTTTCAACTTCCTTCACCTGGGTCTGATACACGGCATATCTGTCACGGATCT